TTAATTCCCAATCTTCAGGCATATCTTCACCAAATTCTTCTATCCACTCTGCTAGTTGTGTAGCTTCTGTATGCCCTTCACAAGCCATATAGACTGTCTTACCCTCGTAATCGTGTTCGTGGTAGCCTTCACACCCTAAAGTCTTTGCACTCGCTAAGGCTTCTTCTATGGTATCAAAAACAGGCTTTCCGTCTATCATTCCAACTTTAGCGAAGTCTAGTGTTTCTTCTTTAACTTCTAAAGGAGGTAATCCTATTTCTTCCCTTATTTCGTCCTGAGTCATTACTTCTCTAATAGTCTTAGAATCAAATTGAATAGTAATTGGTTTAAGTTGTACAAACTGAACTGGCATATCCATATTGTTTACTTGGAATATCTTGTGTAAAACTTTTAAGATTTGCCCTTGGAACGGCATTACTACAGTATTTAAGTAAAAATTAGAAGCGTTTAAAAGCTCGTCTGCATTACTTGAGAATCCATTAGCACTATCTAAGCCCATAAGTGTCTTAGAAGTTACCCTATGACCTGAGAGGATGTTGCTAGTCAAGAGTTCTTGAAGTGCTAAATATTGTTTATCTAAATCTGAAGGACTTATTGAAGTTATTTCAGGAACTCTAGTCTTGTCATCTGAGAAAGTCAAAACGAACTTACCTGCATTTTTTTCTGATGTAAATTTAGCTTCTAGGCTTTGTTCTATTTGTCTTCGTTCTTCAGCCGTTGGTATTCCGTTAGCGAAACTAATCATAAACGAACCTGTGAATCCGTTAGATATATTATTTAAGTGAAACTCTGAAACTTTAGAGTCAATTAGACTCCAGTTATTACAAGATATATAATCAGCCGTATAATAGGAGTTCATATTAGGACTGTACAGGCCTGTATAAAGGATTTGATTAGGTGAAGTCCTGTCATTTACATTAAAAGCAGGAACTCTATAAGGTTTGTTAGTTCTTGTATTTGCCCAATCTCCAGATACATAGTAACCTCTAGTTTTTCCAAACTCGTCAGGACGTTCACATCTAATCTTCTCTACAGGAATATGATAGATTTCAGCTATCTGTGTTCTATCTTTTGACCATACGATATTAAGAGCAAATGCTCCTTGAAGTTTAAAGTCAAATGCTACCTTTTTTAATACCTCGTGTAGTGTTTCATTACCATTAGCATTATTCATAAAGTTCTGAAGCTTTACTCTTGCTTCTTCATCTCTATCATCTTCATCTGTTATAACTAAGTCCTCAGCACTTATCATTTCAGCCGTTGCATTAACAATAGCAGCCGTTATAGAACTTGAATAGTAAAGGTCAATTAAAAACTGTGGGTAAAGGTTTCTCCATTCTCCATTAGAGTCGCCGTACTCAATGTAATCTTTTCCTCTAACCTCTTGTACCAAAGGAGCTGTTGAAGTGCTTAAATCTACTGAAAGTATTTTATCCATTTTTAATTTTTATTGACCGTAATAAATAGTGTTAGTTCCTGATGGTTCTGGGTGCTGAATATATTCAACTTGCTCAGTTCCAGATTTTTCTGTTAAGTTTAGTATTCCTTTAGTTACTATTCCATTTACTACTCCATTAGTATCAGCTACAGGAAGTACTTGAGTTTCTGTCTTTGGAGCGGTCGTATCACTTAATACTACTTGACCTATCCAACTAACTTCATAAATTTCATATTTCCAATGACCTGCTGGCAATAAGTTTATAGTAGACAAAAATAGATCAGGAACTAATGCATAATAAAACTGAATCTTTGTGTATCTAGGAAATATAAACTCTTGAGCGCTTGCAAAAGAATAGCTATAACTAATAGAACCGTCAAAGTCATTTATAAACTTCACTAAGAATCTAATCTGAGTTCTATTTACTAAAGTATTTATTCTGTTATCTTCAGTACAAATTTCTGTTAAAATATCAGTTTGCGTAAATCCTTGTATCATATTATATAATAGAAAAAGTCTGTTTCTGTTTGGTTAATAAAGGAAAAAGGCTGCCAAAGCAACCTTAAACCCATAGTGAACGCTAGATTTCTCTATAGATGGTCGAACCACCCCACCCTCACTAAGTGTAAAAAAGGGTAACTGTTAAGCTACCCTTTCTAAAAATATATAAAAGAAACTAATTAAGAAGTAACTATAGCTCCCATTGTAAAACCTGCATTAGAAAAAGGTCCTGTTGCAATAGGATAATCTGCTACCATTGGAAAAGGGTCAGCCTCTATGCCGTCAAATGTAAGTGTATAACCATTTTTATCTCCCCACGCAGCTCCAGAATCCATAGTACCTGCATTAAGTTCCATACCATTAACTCTTCCTAAACAAACTATAACGTCGGTTCCAGTAGCTAAAATTTGTTGATTTAATTGAGCAAAGACAACAACCTTAGTCGCTCCTAAAAGCTTTATTTGGTTTTGGTCTTCTTTTGTAAGTCTGTTGAATAATACTTGAGCAGTTGGAGTATAATAAATAGTTCCATTTTCTCTTGAGCCTACGATAGTATCGGTAATACTTGCTACACCTAAAGGCATAGAATATCTGTAAAGTTGATTAGTACCCATTTCTATGTCAGTAACTTCTCCTGCCGTTACTGCTATTCCTGTTCCGTCTATTGGAGCGTCAAATTGATCAAAAACTCCGAAATAAATAAATTTTACTCCTCCAGATATTCTATTACAATCGAGTCCCCTTCCCTTGGTTAGTGCCGTACATGCCATTTTATTGTTTTTTTTAGGTTAAGGGTGGAAGGGTTTTACCCCCTCCATCCATTATTTATTTATTAAGACTGTCTTACGATATCAGCTCCTGTTCCTGACTGTACTCCTGCAGAGTAACGAGCTACCATTCTGATATTGTCAGAACCATCTAAATTAGCCATATCCATTAAGTTGATTCTTGTAGCATCACTTAAAAGGTCAGTTCCAAAGAAAAGATTAGATTTTTGAGCTATTACAACTTCATTTTCTAACATTCCATTACATACTGCTATCTTGTAGCCTTCAAACATTGGAACGTATTCTCCATTCATGTTATAAGCGTTTACATATCCTAATGTAGAAACTGCTCCAATGTAGTATTGGTAAGTTCTTTGACTCATATATATATGTAAATCTTCTTTACCTAAAACTGCAACAGGAATAACTGCAACTGCTGCTTGTAATTCTGCTATAATAGTACCTGCTGTATATGCTCCCCCTGCTGCATTCTGTACAACTGTAGCATCAACACCTGGTAATAAAAGTCCTGTAGCTGCTCCTAAGAATCCGTTAAATTGTCCTGCAACAGCAGTTCCTGCCCAAATAGAGTTTTCAGTTGCTTGTGCTATAATTTCTCCCATATAAGAAATTACATAGTCATCAAAAGATGCTGGAGGTGGTGCGCCTGCTCCTGCTCTCATTTGTAATGCTTCCCAAGAAGATAAAAGAGTTTCCTTGCAAATATCCATATTTACTTGTAAGTTTTTAGGCTCTAATACTTTTTCAGTTAAAGCTAAAGTTCCTGCTGCTGTAAAGTCGCAAGTTGCGTCTACTACAGAATTTACTGTTTGATTAAGAGCTTGTATGTTGCTCTTAAATTTAATATTTTCTATCATTGTTAGATAGTCTAACGAGTTGGATGCTTTTAAAGCTGCTGAGATGTAAAATCCTGCTGCCTTACCTGCAAAGTTTGAAGCTACTGTAATTGCCATAATTTGATTATTTTTAGTTATTTATGTAGAGTTATCTCTACTTATTATTTGTTTAAGTTATATAAGAATCTTTCCTTACTTGTCATTCTTCTAAAATCTTGTGCAGTAGGAGTTGCTCTTTCTGAACTAAATTTATTTGTATCTAAAGGTGCTGATGCAGGCGCTTCTGCTAACTCAGTCTTTAGTTTTTCATTTTCAGCTTTTAACTTTGTTAATTCATCTTCTGCTGAGAACTCAACTACTTCAGTAGTCTTAATAGACTTAGGAGTAGAACCTCTTTCTTCTGTTTCTACTGACATTTCTTCAACTTCATCATCACCTCCATCTTTATCTTTCTTTAGACTTGCAACTGCATCTTCTAAGTTTTGGATTCTTTTCTCCATACCTTCCCAATCCTCAACTACTGCTAAGTCTTCAGTCATTTCTTCTTCAACTACTTCTTCAGTTTCACTTTCCATAACTTCAGCAACGATACCTTCTTCTTCTACTCTAAAAGTAACTCCTGTATCAGTCTTGTAAGTTCCAACAGGTAATAAAATTGTCGTGCCATCCTCAGTTAAAACGCTGATATCTACACCGTTAGCTAATTCTTCAGCAGTTGAAACGAAAATAGTACCGTCTTCTGATTTTGCTTGGTAAGCAAACTTAACTTCTTCGCCTTTATCAAGACCAAG